AAGATGTACTGAATTTGGACCTATTGGTGACAAAATTAAATTTAATATAGAATACCCAAGTGTGCCAAATGCTGCTAGCTCTTTCTATCATGTAAACAGTCCTAATTCAACTTTAGCTACTTATACATTTAGTTCTGGTGCTTCAGTTTTAACAGGTATTTCTCCTGGAGATCAATTCACTATTACTTCATTAGGTGGATATAATTTTAGAATTACTTTTCCAAGTACAGCTTTTGTTACTAATATTAATGTTGGTGACATTATATCTATATCAACTGACTCAGGTTGGTCTGGTGCAAACTGTGGAGTTTTTAGAGTAAATGCTAAATCTGACGTTAATAAAACATTAGATATTTATAATCCATATGGTGTTGCTACTGTTGTTGGTTCTCAAGAAGTTCAAACAATAACTACTGTTGCTGATGTTGCAGATTCTTTAAATGGAACATTCTTTATAGTAAATGCACCAAATGGCGATACAATTAAATTTTGGTTTGATAATAATAATGGTGGAACAATTGAGCCTGCGATTGGTACGACAACAAGATCGCACGAAATTAACATCACCACAGGATCATCTAGTATTGCTGTTGCAACCGCTGTTGCTGCGGCACTATTAACAGATACTGCTATATCTACAGCTACAAATGTTGGTGGTACTTCTAATATCATCACGTTCTCATTCTCTGATAACGGACCTTCAACTATTTCAGTTGATGGATCTACTCCTACAAACTTTTCGTTTGCAATCACTACTCCAGGTATAGCTGATACTTTTGAAACTGTAAACGTTATATCTGGTATCCTTGCTTATCCAATATCTGGAACTGCAACTTCCGCTATTGTAAGCAAAATCAATGAAGGAGATATCTTAGAGGCTGTAGAGGTTACATCTGGTACATTTATTAAAGCAACTAGAGAAGAAACTGGTATGGCAGTTAATTCTTTAGCTTATGGCCACAATCCAAATCCATTGAGTGGATTAAACGAAATGATTGGATTATATGATTCTAAGAGTTGGGTATTGAGTTTTCAAAATTCTAATCCTAACTTTACATTAAAATCACCTTTAATTTTAAGTGGTGTTTCTCCAGTTTATTCAATGGATACTTGTCCAAATAAGGATGGAAGTACTGGTGAATATTTCAAATTAATTCCAACTACTATTAATAACGTTTATCACCACTTGACACATAGAGCACTATCTCAGTTAGATATTGTTTCTGATGTTGCAATCACAAATTCAGGTAAGAAGATTCAATTAAAATCACAACTTCTTGGATCTGAGGGAGCAATTGAGATCGTTGGTGGTAGAGCAAATGATGCTTCTTTTAAGATTATCGGTGATTCTCAGATCGCACAAGAATCTGGTGTTAATTACTTAGAACTTAAAATACCAGCATCTCCTAATACATTATCTCCAGGACAGCACGTTGTTCTTTCTAATGATAGTGGAGTTGAAAGACTGAATAGACAGATTGGAACAGATACTATGGATGTTGTTAAGATTGACGATACAACATTTGAATACAGATACAATAATAAATCAAATGGCTTTAATCAGTATGTTCAATTTAGTATAGTAGATGCAAATACAGTAGCTCCGTTATCTTATCCAACACCTGGATTAGTATGGAGATGGACTCATTCTGATGCTGGCTCTGAGATTAATTTTGTAGATATTGCAGTTGGTACTGTTGGTGCTCAACCATCTTTATATAATGCTTCTGGAGTACTTGGTGGAGCAACAAATTTAGTAAGAAACATTAATAATGCTGGTACAGTAAGTACTGCTTTAAATTTTGATTTAATTGCTACTGGAATGCCAGCTCAAGCAGATTACATTACTTTTCAAAATTCTAATGGAGATACATTTGCTGTAAACATTGATATTAATAGTAACGGTACTTTACCTACTGGTGCTTCTTATTTAGCAGCAACTAATAAAATTACAGTTGGTATTTTAAGCACCGACACTCCTAATCAAATTATGTCAAAAATAGTATCTGTATTGTTAACCAATGGTATCTCTTCTTACTTTACTGTAAGTATTAGTACTGGTGCAAATTTAAATAATGTGGTAGCAGGAAACATTCTTTCTCCTATTGGTACATTAGCAGGTTGGTCAAATACAAATAAAATGATTAATTCTGGTGACAGTATCGTAGGTGGATATCCTATTGTTAATGTTGGAACTAATTATTTTGATGTAGTTAATCCAAATGGTGTGGCAATGCCTTCTACAGCAATTGGTGCTGGTTCTGAAATTATCATTTCATCTACTCCAATTATTGAGTGGAAATTGGCTCATTCATCTTTTATTTCAATCAATTCTATTTCTGTTGCATCTAATATAGCAACAGCTACAACTGATGGTCCGCACATGTTAAATGTAGGTGATACATTTAATGTTGTAGATATTAATGCAGCAGCTGTTCCAACTGTTCCAGGTTCTGGTGTTGGTACTGTATTAAGTGTGGTTGATGTAAATATATTTACTTATGCTGTTTCTGCTCCAAATGCTACAGGTATTGAACCTGGTGGATTATTAATTAAAACTGGAAAGACAAGCACTAAATATAAGATCGAATCTTTAGGGTATAACGACTTAGTTAGATTATCGAGAGCAAGTGGAGATTCTCCATTGTTTACTTCTTGTGGTGTAGCTGTAGATGATCTATTAGTTATTGGTGGTTCAACTTTTAACGCAATTAATTCTGGTGAATTTAGAGTATTAGCTGTTGATGAAGATAATATCATCTATAAAAATGCTAATGCATTAGAAGAATTAAATACTTTCAAAGATTTTAATAACTTTAATGTTACTGTAAATTGGACTTCTAGTTCTACACAAGTAACTGGTATTGCTGGATCATTTGCTCATGTTACTGTTGGTGACTGGGTTAAAAAGAAAACTGATGATGACACTCAATTTAGACAAGTAGTTGGAATGGATAACGTAAATCCTGCTTTAGCTACTATTATTACTCTAGGTAGTAATTATGATGGAGTTACTGCTACAACTGAAGGTCATGCTTTAGATCAAAATAGTTCTATTAATACTGGTATGGAATTAAAGAATGTTACAGACATCAAGGTTTATGAAGGTGATTCTGTAAGAGCTAACGATTCACTATATATATCTGAAAGTACAAATAGTAATTGGTTTGAAGTTACTAACTCAGGAACATTTACTGTTAGTGCTTGGGGTACAGATTCTAACGATGGAAGATTATTCTTAAGAGTAATCAATCCAAGTGGTGTAGCTGAAACTAATGTTCAACAGAATATAGTAAATACTAGAATCTCTATTATTGAAGCTGAAGAAAATATGTTCTCTACTATTAAGCAAATTCACCATATTGCAATTGATGAATTTAATCCTGATAGAAGAATCGTGTATTTAACTCCAGGAAATAGATCTTACAAGTGGAGTCAATCTAATGTTACTAGTATTTCAGCTTTAGGTAAAATAAACTATAGCAAAGATATTGTTACTGGTGTTGATGGTTATTTATATTACACTGGATTATTGAGAAAAGTACAGAGAATTATAGATGGATTTGAACCAGATCCTACTAACTATCCTGGTAGAAAGGCCGTTGGTTCATTAATTGAAGTATTGCCTCCATTACCAAGAAGAGTATCGATTGCTATAAATGTTACAACTCAAGATGGTATAAATTTAAGTGAGATCAGTGATGAAATTACTTCTTCTATCATCAATTATGTTAGTGACTTAGGTGTTGGACAAGATGTAATTCTTTCAGACATTATTGTGAGAGTTAAAAATATTGATGGTGTAGCTGCTGTAACTTTTATTACTCCAGTACCAAGCGAAGAAAGAATTTCTATTTCTTCGAATGAAAAAGCTTTTATTGATGCTGGTGATATTAGCATTGCATAAGGAAATTTATGGCTGATAAAAAAAATAGAACCGATAATTTACACGATCAATTGCCTGCAGTTTTTAATACTAGAGTAAATGAAAACTGGAAGGCAATTATTGAGGCTCTTGGTGAAGCTGATCAGGCCACTCTTGATTTAATTGAGGCAGTTAGACAGCAATTTTTTATTAAAACAGCAAGTAGACCCTATATCGATAGACTTGGTACAGCTAACTTAGTCCAAAGACCAAGATTTGTAGGTATGGATGATACTGATTTCAGAAAATTTATTCCTGTAATGTCTTATCAACCAAAACAAGTAAAGCTAGTGTTAGATGAACTATTAGATTTATTCTTTTTTAAGGAAAGCACTACATCTTTTATATCTTCTGGTCAAGCTGAACCTTTCACATTACAAGATGGATGGGAATTAGAATATGAGGTAGATGGTGTTTATAATGAAAGAATTTCTTTTTCTACAAGTGAATTTATAGACATCTCAAATGCTAAAGCAAGTGAAATTGTTGCATCTATAAATAGACAAGCAACTCACTCATATGCTATTGCTTTTGAAAACTCTCTAACTAAAGAGATAAGCATAAGAATTTTTACTAAAACAGTTGGATCAAAAGGTTATATTGAGATTGTTGGTGGTAGAGCAAATATTGGACTTCAATTTGAAGGCTTTAATACAGAGGCCGGCCAAGGAGCTGCTACTGAATGGCTTGTAACTAAAGTTGGCGATACAGTTTCATTAAAATATACAGGTAATGGTGGATCTCCAAATATAGATAAACTTCAAGTTGGTGATATTGTGATGATAAATGAACCTGATAATAAAGGGTCTTTTGAAATAACAGCTGTTGATCCAGTTGATAACGTTATAAAATATAGAAATCTATTTGCTGTTCCTAAAACATTTATTGGATCATCAATTAATGACGTAAAGTTTTTTACACCATTTAAAGCAAATGTATATTTAAAAGACAGAAAGGCAGTTGTGTGGGAAGTTCAACCAGGCGAGATTGTCGTTGAAATGCCACCATCTCCACCAGTTGTAAAAAGAAAAAGAGCTGGTTCAGCTAGTATATCTGGATATGATACTGTAGTAGAAGACACTCCTGATAGAAATACGCTTGTTGTTAGAAATACACAAAATTGGCCAAGCAGCGGAAAAATATTCCTAGTTCCTAAAAACGAAATCAAAACATATTTCCCAGTAGAAGGAGATACTACTTCTTTTAAGTATGACAGTAAATTAAGTTCATATCTTCCTACATATACATATTCATCTATTAGTGGAAATACTTTGCAAGGTATTCAGCCTGAATTGCCGGTTTTAGCGGGAATTGGTCAGGTTAATTTAGTTTCTGCTAATAGGGATTCAAACAACACAATAACCTGCATCACAGCTACACCTCACGATTTTGAAGTGGGTCAATATGCTATTATTGACGGGGCAATTCAAGGTGTTGGAGCTGGAGCAAACACTAATGGAGCATGGAAAATAACTAATGTCATTAGTAACACTCAGTTTGAATGCTATTCTTTTTCAGGTGCATTTGGGTCTAAGAATTCTACAGGTGGAACAGTTAGAACAGAAAGACCAGGTATTTCTAATTATGGATCTATCGTTATATTGAGTACGGCTACATTACAACCAGACAGACTAGGTCCATATCTTTGGGATGAGAACTCTGATTTTGTGTTGTCATCATTGACTGCAAATCTAATATCTGAAATTAAAGCTGGAACTACAAAAAGAAATATTGAAGTAACAACTAATGAAATACCAGATGCAGAAGGTAGACTTATCTTTGATTTTGGTACTGAAAAGCAAGAAGGACCAGTTAGGTACTTCTTTAAACCTAGTGAAAATGCTCTAGCAATAGACCCTTCATATGTATTTAAGTATAGCCACGATGTTGGATCAAGTGTTGCAATGATAAGAAGAAGAGGCGGTATTAGTTTCGGTGGCTTTGGTAAGGAGTACTCTCCTTATATAACTGATCCTTCTGCAGCTAGAGAAGTATTGCAAGAATTGATGCAAGAGGTTAAATCTGTTGGGATTTTTATCAATTTCTTAGTGAGATATCCTGAATTATATTATGCAACTATCGATGTTTATAAATCTGGAAAAGATCCAGGTTAATAGTTATTGTGGTATAATTTTAGTACTACTAGATTTATAAGGAAAATAATATGGCAGTTTTAGGGCGTTTATTAGTAAGTTCAGCTGAAAGACTAGATCTTCCTGACTTTCTATCAATCGATTCATATGTACAAGGTGACTTTAAGTACCTATTAAATTCATTTGTTGGAGACAGCAAGCCATTCGTATTAAAAGGATTCGATGTTATAAACCCTGGAAATTCCATTGGTACACAAAATATATCTATTAAGGTAGCAAATTCAGTAGTTTACTATCCTGGATCTTCAGCTGGTCCTTTCTTCTTTGGATTAGAAGAAGGTAATGCTATGGCTGCTCCACTTGTTCCTGAGTTAAGAAAAAATGCAACAAATTATGTATATTTAACATTATCTACTTCAGAAGCCGGTAAAGATACAAGAGCTTTCTGGGATCCAGATAAGAATGGTGGTGAAGGTGGGGAATTTACGCAAGACGTTAATACGCAAAGTGTTCTATCTGTTGTTGTTAATGTGTCTGTCGCA